GGCTACCTTGAAGGCATGAACGAAGCTATTTCAGAAGGTGTTTTTATTGACAGAGATATTTGGCTGATGGGCTTCCACCCGCATGATGAGGCTAACGATTTTATCGACGACAGTTCTTTTATGCACATGGTTGAAGACGAATATGCCATGATTTTTGTTCAGCGTTTGTCTAAAGTTCAAGAAGCGGCAGACAAGTTAGCCAAAAAAGGCTATTATGACAATTATTTGGAAGAATACAACGCTGAAGAAATCTTCCAAAAACGCGCCGATTTGTACAGGAGACTAAAGCAATGGCAATGAAACCTCGTAAAATGATGAAAAAAGGCGGTGCCGTGAAGAAGATGCGCGGTGGCGGTATGGTTAAGAAGATGCGTGGCGGCGGCATGGTTAAGAAGATGCGCGGCGGCGGTATGGTTAAGAAGAAGAAGTAAAATGGCTACTTCAGGCAGTAAAGATTTTGAGTTAGATGTAGCGGACTACATCGAAGAAGCTTTTGAGCGTTGTGGTTTGGAGGTAAGAACCGGTTATGACCTGAAAACAGCTAAGCGTTCTCTTAATCTGATGCTGGCTGAGTGGGCTAATCGCGGTCTTAACCAGTGGACAATTAAGCAACGGACAGAGGCAATGGTGTCTGGCACCGGAGCGTATGCTTTAAATGCCGATGTTATTGACGTTCTGTCCGTTGTTATTAGACGTAGCGACACGGATTTTTCTATGGATAGGATTAGTAGAGACACCTATTTATCTATTCCTACAAAAACCACCAGCGGTCGTCCTACACAATTTTTCTTAGATCGACAGGTGACGCCTAACTTAAAGGTGTGGCCTGTGCCGGACAATAGCACAGATGTAATACACTATGATGCTCTTGTGCGAATGGACGATGCCGACGCGTACACAAACACCTTAGATATGCCGTTTCGGTTATATCCTTGTTTAGCGGCAGGGTTGGCGTATTACATTGCGATGAAACGTGCTCCTAATCGTATCCAGCTTTTAAAAGCGGTTTATGAAGAAGAGTTTGAGAGAGCGATGGCAGAGGACCGGGATCGGGCTTCTTTCAATGTTGTCCCTCAGTTTGAGTATTTTAGGGTGGGCTAATGGCTAGATATGCCGCAGGAAAAGACTCTTATGCTATTTCTGACCGGTCGGGCTTCCGTTACCGGTATAAAGATATGCGTAAAGAGTGGAATGGCCTTCTTGTCGGTAAGGATGAATATGAGCCAAAGCATCCTCAATTAGAGCCCCACAACAGGGTGTCTGATGCGGAAAGCTTGTTGGATGCTCGGCCAGATCGGGTTGAGCCGCTGGTTGTCCCTGTTGGGGGCGGGGGCTTCCCAAACAGAGGGGTTAATCCGCGTATGCGTGGCGTTGCGGGCAGAGTAACGGTGGTAATAACATGAGTTTTACGCTTACAGAATTGCAGGATGCAATTAAGAATTATACAGAAAATCAAGAGACTACGTTCGTTAACAGTCTAAACACCTTCATCAAGGGTGCCGAAGAGCGCATCTTTAAGAGCGTTCAGTTAAACTTTTTTCGTAGAAATCAAACAGGTACGTTAACTGTTAGCAATAAGTTTTTGAACTGCCCGTCTGATTTTCTAGCTCCGTACTCTTTGTCTATTATTACTGCGGGCGGCGAAAATGTTTTTCTTGACTATAAAGATGTAAACTTCTTGCAGTCCGCTTATCCGGACCCAACAAGCACGGGCACCCCTCGGTACTACGCTTTTTTTGATATTAGTAATTTCATGCTCGCACCTACGCCTAGCGCGGCTTTGACTGCGGAGCTTCATTATTACTATCGGCCTGCTAGCCTAACTGCGGGCGCAGGAGGCGGAACTACTTGGTTAAGTACCAATGCCCCGTTAGCCATGCTGTACGGGTCTTTAATAGAGGCTTATACGTACATGAAGGGTGAGCCCGACATTATTCAAAATTATACTCTTCAGTTTCAAGAGTCGATAGGTCGGTTGAAGAATTATGGCGAGGCTGTCGAAGATACAGACGCTTATCGCACAGGTTTGGTTATTAGGGAAAAACTATAATGGTAGCGTTAAAATTTGACATACCTGAAACACCGATTGTTACGGTAAAGACTACGCAAAACAGAGGGTTTACCCCCGAAGAAGTTGCGGAGCGTTGTGCGGAAAAGCTTATTTCTGTATCAGAAAACGCACACCCTGCCATACGAGATCAGGCTAAAGCCTATAAGGCTCAGATGGAGACGATTATTGCTTTTTATATGCGAGAAGCCATAAAAAGTGATAGAACTACGATACATAATGCTTTAACGGATGCCGGTCATCCTCAATTAGCCGATGCAATAAGGAGACTGTAACATGGCTATCACTCAAGCAATGTGCACATCTTTCAAGCAGGAGTTGCTTGAAGGTAAGCACAACTTCACTTCGCACACCTTTAAGCTTGCTTTGTTTACTAGCTCAGCAACGCTGGGTGCGACCACTACGGATTACTCTACAACCAATGAGGCGTCCGGCACAAACTATACCGCAGGTGGCGGAACTTTGTCGTCTAGTCAGGCCCCGACTACTTCGGGAACCACTGCTTTTTTAAGCTTTTCTGATGAGACTTTTACAAATGCCACAGTGACCGCTCGTGGTGCAATAATTTATAATACAACAACAAGTGGTGGATCGGGCACAACAGATGCCATTGTTGTTCTTGATTTTGGTGGGGACAAAACGTCTACCGCGGGTGATTTTACGGTGCAATTCCCAACAGCGGCCGCGTCAACTGCCATCATCCGTATTGAATAACGGAGGCTTAAATGGCCAACATTAACGGTTGGGGAAGAGGGGCGTGGAACGAAGGGGCGTGGAACACCGCTCTTCCTGTTCCTGTTACTGGACTCGCCTCGACTGGAGCTGTTGGCACAGTAAATGTAGCTAGTGTTTATTCCGTAACCGGGGAAGCGGCAACGGGCCGTGTTGCCTCTGTAACTGTAACCGGAGTAGCAAATGTAGCTGTAACTGGAGTAGCGGCCACTGGAGCTGTTGGCACCGCGACCGTAGATGCGGAAGCAAATGTACCAACTACGGGGCTGGCCGCCACAGCAAATGTCGGTACTGTAACGGTAGATGCGGAAGCAAATGTTGCTGTAACAGGTATAGCCGCTACAGGGGTCTTGGCCTCGGTAACGGTAGATGCGGAAGCCAACGTACCTACTACAGGATTGTCTTCTACCGGAAATGTTGGTAATGTAACAGTATCTGCGGCCGCAAATACAATAGCGTCGGCAACGGGTTTTGCGGCAACAGGTGCTGTTGGTATATCAGGAGTGCCTATTTTTGTATGGAGTCAAATTACGCCGAGTCAGACACCTAGCTGGGGTGATGTTTCACCCTCACAGAGTCCAAGCTGGAGTTCAACCACACCAAGCCAGACTCCAAATTGGACTAACATAGCGGCGTAGGAGTAGAAAATGCCAAGTACGTTTACAACCAACTTTGCTATCGAAAAACCTGCTAGTGGTGAACAGTCCGGTACTTGGGGCGATACCACTAACCTTAATTTTGATATTTTTGACCGCATAGCCGGATACAAGTCCATCACTCTGACAGGCACTTCACAAACTCTGCGTGTTCGTCCAGATACCCCTTCTCAAGGCTCTAGTAACGCTCAAGACGGTATGTACCGTGTAATTAAGTTTGTAGACGGTGGGGATCTTGGTGGGACAGTAACCGTAACTATTGCGCCCAATACGGTAGCCGCTTTTTGGCTTATTGAAAATGGTCTTTCTGGTAGTCGCGACATTAGCCTCACACAGGGTAGCGGAGCTAACGTGACTGTTTCGAATGGTTCGGCGGCATTAGTCTACACTGATGGTGCTGGTAGTAGCGGAGCAGTTGTTAATGCTTTGGGGTCTCTTTCGTTTTCCAATATTACAATTACAGGCGGCTCAATAACTGGTATAACTGATTTAGCCGTGGCAGATGGCGGCACAGGGGCAAGCACCGCCGCCGCGGCGCGAACTAACTTAGACGTGGATCAAGCGGGCACGGCGGTGGCTCTCGCGATTGCGCTCGGTTAAAGAGGTAAATAATGGCAAACAATTTTAAATCAGAAACAGATACCGGCATAGGAACCAGTACGGCAACTGTGTTTACCTGTGCGGCTTCAACGGAGTCCGTAATTGTTGGTCTGGCGGTAGCTAATATCGTGACTTCTCAAATTACGGTAGATGTTCAACTGGATGCGTCTAGCCGAACATCTGGTGCGGAAGACAGTGTGTATCTAATTAAAGACGCACCGATCCCCGCGGGCGGAGCGTTAGTTGTTGTGGGCGGAGACCAAAAAGTAGTTATGGAACCCGGAGACACGATAAAAGTTACTTCTGACACAGCGTCTTCTGCGGATGTTGTTGTTAGTCACTTGGATATTACGTAGGGGTAGCGAATGGCTTATCAGGGCGCGGCACCAGTACCGGCGTTTACAGCACGAGCCACTAGGCAGGAGTTTAGTGGAACGGGTTCAGCTACGACGTTTACACTAAACCAAACGGTGCGAAAAGAAGACATTATTGTATCGGTAGATGGCGTGGTGCAAGAACCGGATGGCGCGTATTCTGTGCCAGATGGCACGACCCTTACTTTCACCGCCGCACCTTCCAGTGGCACAAATAATATTTTTGTTATGTACATGGGGGCTACAACGGGATCGGTTGTCCCTGCCGCCGACAATAAAGGAAATTTTAAAGCGAGCGGTCTTTTCCGTATTAATGCACAGAACCTGACATCTGATGTGACTATCCTCGCAACAGAGAACGCTAACGTAACAGGGCCACTTACAGTAGCCAGCGGTGTAACACTCACCGTTGAATCTGGTGGTACATTGGTGACGCTATGAGTACGTTAAAAGCAGATACACTAGTAGCGGCAGATGGCACTAGCCCTGTCACGCTGACTAAGCAGAGTGCGGCAAAGGCGTGGGTAGATTTTGACGGAACTGGGACTGTTTCTGTGAAAGCTAGCTTAAATAACTCATCTATAACTGACAATGGAACAGGCGATTACACAAATAATTTTTCCAGTTCTTTTGACTCAGTTAATTACACACACGTTGCTGGTGGCGCACAAGGTGCTACTTTAATAGATGCTATAACTGCGTCATCTAGCGAAATAAGCATTTATAATTTAAGCAACGCATTGGTAGATAGAAGCACAGTTTGTTTAGTACATCACGGAGACTTAGCATGAGTGAGATTATTACAGACAAACTCACTGGCAAGACTTCTGCTGGCGATGTGACGATTACCTCTGAGGGCGGTTCTGCTACGATGCAACTGCAACAGGGGGTGGCGAAGATGTTTGCTTATATTGAGGGTGATGCAACGCCTACAATAACAGGGTCATTTAACACAGCCAGCCTTACAGATGAAGGCGTGGCTGTCGTTCGGGCAAACCTTACCAATGCAATGAGTGACACCACTTTCACAAATATGGGTTTGCCGAAAGAATCGGCATTTAAATGTATGATACAAGAGTTGACGACAGGCGATATACGCTCAACAAGCAGTATGGTTTTAAAAAGCCATTCAGTATCAGCATCAGCAGATATTGATGGTAGAAACTATATGATATTCGGAGACCTCGCATAATGGCTGGCAAGATTATAGCAGATACGCTGGAACACAGCACCGCAGGGTCAATCGCCACAAACTATGTTGTTAATGGTAGTGCGAAGGCTTTTGCACAGTTTGCTGGTGATGGCACTGCACAAATAAATGAAAGTTTTGGAATGTCCAGTTTGTCCGATACTGGGGCTGGGCTATATGTTTTAACCGTATCATCGGCTATGAGTTCTAGTGATTACACTGTTGTTTTACACGGTATTGACGATGTAAGCTATCCAGCGCACGTTGGCTCTTACGATACAAGCAGAACAACAACAACATTTCCTGTAAATAGCAGTAATACTGGAAGTTCTTGGGGAGATGCTGGTACCTTAGATGCTGTAATATTCGGAGACCTCGCATGACGGCAACAAGATTACAGAGTTTAGGTGGTCAATTACTAATGCCCGATGCGGCAGTTTTTCAGGCTAATGTTACGGCTACAATTA